CCATTGGCATAGCAAGTACGGTCATTACCGCCCCAAGTATCATTTACATACCCAAGAAAACCCCAGAGGAAATTGCCCACGAAGTTGCTTTACACTCCACTAATCCATTTGGACAATGAACAAGCGAGAACGTAAAATAAAGGATAGAAAAGAAGCTAAAAAGTTCGTTGAAAGTTTACGACCAGATGAGAAAAAGTATTGGGTTATACACACAAAAGAGAGAAAGCCCCTTGATAATTCAGGAATTGTGTATAATAATCTAGGTAAGAGATTACTGATTTTTATATTAAAAAGATACTATCCGCATAAGTTTAACAACTTCGACTAATGAAAATATACGCCAAATGTGCAAACTGTAGAAGAAAGAAGTTTTTTATAAGAAAAAGATGGTCTAACTTACCTGTAGTTAAGATTCCAGTACACACAGACCCAATTTGCTCGAAATGTTATAAAAATTTATTAAAAATTAAATGAACAACACCAAGCGTAAGGACTTTGAATTGATGAGGATATTAAAGGTCACAGAGGTAAATAGATATATCTGTGATACTAATATGGGAGTATTAAAACTCCAACTGAGGAAAGGAGAGAAAGATTATAGATTTCTACTAGACGCAGTTCCCCTTCCAAAGGATTTGAATAAAGAGGTATATGAATTACTGTATAAGCCAGAGATACCACAGGTGCAAGTATTTGGCCCTAGTGTCGAGGACAATGAGGGAGTAAATGTAGTAATAGACCCACCAAATAAAAAGAATGTCAAAATACACCGAAACAAAAAAGAAAAGACTGTTTAGAGGGTATTACATGGACGAAGAAGGAAGATTCCATAGTGTTAAGAACATGAACCCAATTCCACCACAAGAAAGAACTCTAGTAAATACTTTTAGTGGAAATCACTATATATCTAAAGGCCAAATAATATGTAATGGTCGAGATAAAGAAGGTAAGATGACTTATATAACAGGATGAATATTCTAAATATAAAACCCTATACCAAAAATGCTAAAAAGCATCCCGCTAAGCAGATTAAACAAATTGCAGATAGTATCTCTGCGTTTGGTTGGGGCCAGCCAGTTGTGGTGGATAAAAACGGAGTGCTTATTGTTGGACATGGAAGATATGAGGCTGCGAAGTTATTGGGCTTGGAAGAGATACCTGCAATCGAAGTTGACCTTACGGAAGAACAAGCAAAGGCGTATCGCCTCGCAGATAACAAATTAAATGAATCTGAATGGGATATGGACTTAGTAATCCAAGACCTAAAGGAACTATCAGAGAATATGGTAGACCTAACAGGATTTGACAAAGACTTACTTATAACACCTGATGAGAAAGATGATATAATCCCAGAGAATGTACCTGCTAGGAGTAAGTTAGGTGATTTATATGAGTTAGGTATACATAAGGTCATTTGTGCAGATTGCACTCAACCTGACGCAGTTTTGACGCTTATGGGCGATTCTAGGGCTGATATATCATTTACATCACCGCCTTATAATGTTGGTCATAATCTAGGTTATGAAGGAAAAGACAGTAAATACATACATTCCGATGATAAGGTTGATTACCAAGAATTGATAGTTAAAAGTACACAAAATTCATTAGAATATGCAAAAGATGTATTTGTTAACCTACAATTTTTAGCTGGTAACAAAAGAGATATATTATTATGGTTAGCTGAATTATCAGAACAATTTAAGGATATATTCTTTTGGAAGAAATCGCAGGTGCAACCTGCGATGGCAGAAAATGTAGCAAATTCACAAGTAGAAGTGATAGTATTGTTTGGTAAGAATAATAACTCACGAAGTTGGGGAAACAAGAAATTTAGAGGAAATTTTAGTAATCACATAGAAACAAAATCAGCAAGCGGGGAAAATAAAAATGCAAAAATACACAATGCAACATACCCAGTTGAATTACCTCTCACATTTCTAAAACATGGATATGGTATAGGAACTAAAGTCTTAGACTTATTTGCAGGAACAGGAACCACAATGATTGCTTGCGAAAAACTAGGTATGGAATGCAATATGATTGATATAGAACCTGCTTACATAGACGTTATAGTTCAAAGGTATATAGACTATACAGGTATTGAGGAGATTAAGAAAAATGGTAATATAATCACATGGAACAAAACCCCGAAAAAGACGGTGTAATAACGGGTAAAGACCCAATAACGGGTCAATTTCTACCTGGCAACAAACTAGGTGGTAAAAGTGTTGGACAAAGAGACTTCGCCACTGACTTTGATGAAGCCGTAGATGAGATAGCTAAAGATAACGGAATTACAAGAAGTGAAGCTAGAAAGATTTTATTAAAAGTAGCGTACAAAAATGCTAAAGAAGGCAACTATTCATTTTATAAAGACATACACGATAGGATATATGGCACAGCTACACAGAAAGTTAAGGTAGATGCCAATATACACGATGAAGAGAAAGAAGAGTTTACTAAAGAAGAAGTAATAGACTTTAAAAAGTGGAGGAAACAGAGAATATCACAAAGAAAGAAATAGAGTCCTATCAAAGAGTATCTCCGACTTTCTGGTTAGAAACTGAAGAGATTAAAACTGAGACAGGACAACCCTTAGACTTTGAACTACACCGCTATCTATTTGACATATATGAAGATGACTCCCCTTTTCTATGCTGTATCAAAGCGGGGCAAATAGGTTTTTGTTTACACCCAGATACTAAGGTTTTAACGGCTGATTATAAGTGGATTAAGATAAAAGACTTAAAGTTAGGGCAAAAACTTGTTTCAGTTGATGAAAGTGCTAAAGGTCAAAGGCACGGTAGAAAAATGAGGGTTGCTATAGTAGAGGGTAAAAAGGAAGTATTTGAAGAATCCTATCGAATAACTATGGAGGATGGCAGAGTCTTAACAGCTACAGGTAAACATAGATTTCTAAGCCAATTAAGGTCTTCCACTACTTCTATATGGAGGCAAGTGGAAAAGATGAGAGTGGGAGACACTATCCGAAACTTTAGTGAAGTTTGGAATGAATATCCTACTTATGAAGATGGTTGGGTTGCGGGGGCTTTGGATGGAGAGGCTTCATTAAGACATAAAACGGGGGCTGAATTGACCTTTGTACAACAACCAAACAAAGGCATATTGGAGAGGATGCGTCTTTACTTAGAGAAAAATAATTACACGTTTCGTGATGTTATTAGAAAAAAGAGTGGATTTAAGAGCAGTCCTAATCCTATTGGAGAACTTACTCTATCAAGAACAGACGAAATATTTAAGATAATAGGTAAAACTAAGCCGTCAAGATTTGTTAATAGAACCGATTGGTGGGAGGGCAACTGTATACCAGGTAATAGCCCTGAAACCTCTTGGATTAAGATTGTCGATATAGTTAAACTATATGGTAAACAGCCTATGATAGATTTGCAGACTTCCACTAAGACATTCATCGCAGAGGGTTTTGTGTCTCATAACAGTACATTCGCCATATTCAAGACGATGCACATGGTTAAGTTTAAGCATTTAGACGTGGGGTATATTCTTCCTACAGTAGAAATGGTACAGAAGTTTGTAGGCTCTAAAGTTAACCGTATAGCTCAACAAAACTCTTCCATTCAGGAGATGATGAAAGATAAGGACTCTATCACCCAGAAACAAATAGGCGAGAACTATATATTTTATCTAGGTGCTCAAACAGACAGAAGTGCAATCATGTTATCGCTTGATATGCTTGTAGCTGATGAATATGATAAAGCCCCACAAGAGATACTAGAGATATATGATTCACGCTTACAACACTCTAAGTTTGGGTATAAGTATGTATTCTCCAATCCCACAATTCCTGACTTCGGTGTAGATAGATTCTGGGAGATAAGCGATAAGAAAAAGTGGTTTATACAATGTGATAGTTGTTCCGAGAGATATGTACTTGATGAAGAGTGTATAGATTATGAAGCCGAGATATATAGATGTCCTAAATGTAAAGCAGAGATAACAGATGAGAACCGAAGACTAGGTGAGTGGGTTCCGACAGCAAATGGCAAATGGTCAGGCTACTGGATTCCACTATGGCTTAATCCCCTTGTGCCCGCTTCAAAGATAACTGAATACAAACACACTAAAACCAAAGAATACTTTGCTAACTTCGTAGCAGGACTTCCGTATATCAACACGTCCAACATGTTGTCAGAAGCAATACTGGACACAAACCTGATAGACAAGGTAAACACACAAGAGGGTAGGATTATTATAGGGGTAGATACAGGCCATAACATTCACTACACCTTGGCGAATAAAGATGGCATATTCTATTACGGATATTGTGAGAGTGTGGCCGAGAAACAACAGGCAGGCTATGACCCTTATGATGAGTTAGAAAAGGTTTTAATACGTTACCCACGTTCAATCATGGTAGCCGACCAAGGCGGAGATTTGATTGGTATACGCAAGCTACAGGCTAAATACATAGGTAGAGTATTCTTATGTTGGTTTGTTAAAGAGACTAAGAACCTACAGATAATACGTTGGGCTGAGAATGATGAGGAAGGTAAGGTGTTAGTAGATAGGAATCGCATGGTGCAAAGTGTGGTAGATGAGTGGAATGAACGTAGATTTCCTATCTGGGGCAAGAAGGAAGATTGGCTACCCTTTTACAAGCATTGTCTAAACATATACCGAGTCAAAGAGATTTCAGGTCAAGACGAGAACGACCCACAATATGGGTGGCGATGGATTTGGAAAAGGAAAGGCCCAGACCATTGGCTTATGTCCACAGTTTATGCTCGTGTAGGATTAGATAGGTTTGCACAAGACCTAGCCCAGATAGTGAAGAAAACAGGAGGACTTGCAGGTGTACCTCGTGCTTGGAACATTAAAGAAACCCCATCAGGCCCTATTAACCCTTATGGAGATTTATACAGAGAAATAGATATATGAAAAAGATAAAACTCTCCAAAGGAAAATATGCTCTAGTAGATGATGAAGATTATCCTTATATTTCAAGGTTTAGTTGGCGTTTGATAGAAGATTCTGCCAATTCTCATTGTGGTACTACAATCCACGGTAAAAAAGACGTAACTATATATATGGAGCAATTTTTAATTAAAGGAGAGTCTTTTAAGGTTATTACCCACAAAAATAGGAACACATTAGACAACCAAAAAGATAACCTGTTATTGGTAGACAGTTTTGTGTCCCGAGGAAGAGCAAGAAAAACTTGTAAGCCAGTCTCATCAATTCATAAAGGTGTCTATTGGAGTGGTTCTAAAAAAAGGTGGATAGGTAGAATAAGTACTCAAGGTAAGGTTTATGAAGCTCCCTATAAGTTAAAAAGCGAAAATGATTTGGCTAAGTGGTACAACAAAAAGGCTCGTGAATTATATGGAGAATACGCCTATCAAAACATATGCAAATAACGATTGAACAAAAAACTCCAGTCTATTTATCGCCTGACGAAGCCTTATTATTCATGGCTTTTCAAAAGAACTACCAGATAATAGCTCACATATTAGGCACAATGGACTCTTTGAAGATAGGTGATTTATCTAATGGTAGATTAGAGATGGACTTTGATAAGACTGGCATGGTTACTCATACTTCGATAACTAAGCATTTCAGATAGGTTATCCACATGTTGACCTTTTCTTTCGATTGACAACTGTGATATGATAGTTCCGTAGATTAATATTAACTCCAACCCAACGTAAGGGCGAGTAGGATTCATTTCCTATTCGCCTATTTTTTTATGGACACAGACCCATTCACAGCTAATATTGCAGGTGTACAAAACCTCATAGAATCTCCTGAAAACAAAGTAGCCTCAACCTTTGACCATGATGAAGGGGCAATTAGTGATGTAATAGACTTACTTGAACTAGATAAGTCAGATGAAGAACTAAAAGAATTAAGGAGAGCTTATGAGAACAAATCCGCACCTTATACAGGAAAGATAGAGCCTCGACAGAAACAAAACAAAGCCTATCTATTTGGTACTAATCGTTCAACAGGAGGAATCTTATCCAAGACTGTACCCTCTAACCTTCTCTTCCAAGCTACCGCAACTTTCGTACCTCAAGCCCTAGCCAAGAACCCAGAGCCAGTAGTTTGGTCAGATAACACAGACGAGGGTAAAGAGGCCTCAAATGATATTAAGACCATGCTTCAGTTTCACGCTGATATTCTTTGTCTTAGAAAGAAACTAGGACTCATGGTGTGGCAGTGGTCAGTAGACTTCATAGGTATTAAGAAGTTCGGCTTTAATAAGAAAACAAACGATATTTCATGTGAAGTAAGAAAGCCTAAGAACTTTATCTTCGACCCAGACGGTTATGTAGATGAGTATGGAGATTTCCAAGGCGAGTATCTAGGTGAAAGAATCAAATCAACCGCCCAAGAGTTAGTAGACCTATTCCCAGATAGTAAGGAGTTAATTACGCAAGATGTCGGTGAGAAGATGGGTACACTCGTTCAACGTACAGAATGGTGGAATGATGAATTTACTTTCACAACATACAAGGAGGAGATATTGGATAAGAGTAAAAACCCTTTCTTTAATTACGATGGGCGTAAGAACCACTTTGCTATTCCAAAGATGCCTTACAACTTCCTATCAGTCTTTTCCCTTCAAGAACAACCTCACGACTTCACTAACCTCATAGAACAAAACCAAGCTAATCAAGACGCAATCATTGATGATGATATTCAGGTATCAAAGAGTTTAAGACACGCTAACAACGATATTGTATTAGACCCTAAGTATTTTGATGCCGAGACAGCAAGAGTAGCGGCAGTGGCCTTAGAGAATGGCGACCCAATCCTAGGCGACCCGTTAGGTATTAAGAGATTAGACGCCCCTGCACTTCCTTCAGGATTACTAGAATCCCAAGATAGAAAGAAAGAAACATTACTTGGAGTGTACGGAGTGAATGGTGTTACAGCTCAATCCGCTAACGAAGATACAACGGCTAGAGGCATGATACTCAACCAGAGTTTTGATAATACAAGAATAGGCGGTGGAGTAGGAGATGCCCTAGAACAAGTAGCGGATAATGATTTTAACTGGTTCGTACAACTATATTATGTGTTCTATGACGAAAAGCATTATGCCTCAATCATGGGACAAGACAGAGCTGTTAAGTATGTAAGTTTGATGATGGCCGACCAAGATAGACACTTTGTTGTGTCGGTGTCACCTGATTCAATGTCACCTAAAGATGAGGTCAGTGAACAGAACCAAGCAATACAATTAGCGGATTCTGGATGGCTCGACCCGATTTCATTATTTAAGAAACTAAACTACGCAGACCCGATGGAGACAGCTAAAGCTGTTACTTTGTTTAGAATAAACCCACAGCAATATATGCAGACTTACTTCCCAGAGGTTCAACAGCAACCACAAGTTCAAGGACAAGGCCAACCACAACAAGGCGGTGCTCAACCTAATCAACCAGAGAGTCCTCCACAAGAACTTAGTCAGGAACCTGCCAACGCCTCATTATCAAGTGTTAAACTTCCACAATGAGAAAATACAGAACAGGCAGAACCAAAGCATTAAGAATGGCAAGGTATGGTAAAGCCAAGAAACAGGAGAAGCAGGTCTACCACAAGAACCACCGAGTCTATAGGGGTAAAGGCCCAAAGGGTTCAGGACACAGAGCAGGAGAGAGTTGGGGCGAAGCCAAACAGATAGACCCAAATTCACCAGTTAGAGTTTATAGCAAGAGAGGACGTAGCCCATCGTTTGACCAAGGGGTAAGAAATTATAAAGTGAGCGCCCACAACAAAGCATTAAGTAACGCCAAGATAGATAAATTCTTTAATAAGATATGACCGATATAACAAAAGCATTTGGAGAATATAACAAGGGAAAGCGACCCAAACAAAAAGCGTTAGATAAGTTTAAGAACTGGCCAAAGAAAGGAAGTAGTAAACAACCAAAGACAGAACAAGAATTAAGAGATTATCAACATAAATATAATAAAGCTTACAACGAATAATATGGAAGATTCAAACAGATTATCAGGGTCAGAGAAAGATAAATTAAGAAAGAAATTTGGACATAACAGGTTGACTGGTTTTGAAAAAGATTTTGGGAGAAATGCCAAGGCAAAAGCCATTACTAAGATGAAAGGAGAAAGTCATTTACAAGAGCAACATAGACTAAGAAAAGAGGCAAAGGGAAAAGGAGGTCATCTTAGTGAATCTGGTTTTATAGTATCTAAGAATGGTAATAAGGTTGAATAAATAATATGAGAGAAGAAAACAGACAAAGGCTAATCAAATATGTTGATAAGAACACCGCACCTTTTAGTGGTGTAGTAAACGCAATAAAAGAAGTAGAGAACATGAGGAACGCTAAAATTGGTGGTAAGGCTTGGACAGAGAAGAACAACAAGAGAGGTTTTTACCCACACCATCCTGCCATTAAAAGTGTCGAGAGAAAAACAAAATCAATTAATAAAGCAATTAATAAGAAAAAACAATGAGTGAAATATTAAAAGACGGAATGCCATGTGTAGAAGATAAGAACAACCAACTAACTTCGGAAGGTCTACCAGAAGATAGTTATGTTCTAAAGCAATTACAAGAGGATATGGATAAAATGATGTAAATATGAAAGAAAGAGAATCAATTAACGAAGAATATAACGAGAAACAAACTGACATTCAAGAAGCAGAGTTTGGTATGGGCAGTGTCGGTGAAGTGAAGAAATTTAAACCTAATAAGGTTAAAGAGGTCGAAGATTTAGGTAATGTAGTAAGCATTGATTAAATATGAAATCAGATAAACAGTTTCTTATAGATAGAGCCTTAGGGCCTAAAAGGGTAGCTGAAATAAAGAAAGAAACAGCATATAACACAAAAGCCAAGTCAAAAGCTATAGAGAAGAAGAAGGGAGAATCTTGGGAAAGTGCAAAAAACAAATATCACGAAGCTCATCTATCGGAAACAAAACGACACAAAAGATTAGACGGCACGGAAGTTAAGTATTAAATAAGATGCCATTACACCATTCAACAAGTAAAAAGGCTTTTGGAGAGAATATCGCTATTGAGCGACATCATGGTAAGCCAGAGAAACAAGCTGTTGCCATTGCGTTTAGTGAAAAAAGGTCGGCAGATAAACACAAAGGCAAGAACATTAGAAAGGCTTTAGAACATAAAAAGAAATAACATGTCATACGCAGATGTATTTCAAAAAGTAATCCATGCAGTTAAGTATAAAGATATGCCTAAAGAGGAAAGGGCTAAGATGGGAAAAATGAGATATCACTACTCCCCTCGCTCAGATGCAAAGAATGTGGCATTGGAGAAAGCCGCAAGGAGACACTCTAAGAAAGCCAATACAGTTGAAGCCATTAAGATACATAACAAAACAATGCAATAAATAGTCAGTTTGTCTTTCCTCGGACTAGACGTTAAATAAGTCCTGTGTAAAGTTTATTAACATAATAGGTTCCCTCGTTTTCCTGAAAAGCGTTGCAATATTATGGAAAAAAACAACCCGTCAGTAGTAGAGAAGTTCTTATCTGATACAGATACAGAACAGGTGAATCCTTTTGAAGGGGTTATAGAAGACCCTTTTAATAAGACCGAACCTAAGGAGGAAGTCGTGGAAGAGAAAGAAGAAAGAATTCCCTTCAACAAAGACCCTAAGATACAAAGGTACATCGATAAGCTAGTTGAAAAACGAATTAAAGAAGTTACCCCAGAGCCTAGGGAATCAGCAGAAGCAGATTACATTAAGGACGTAATGGATTCGATGGTAGAAGCTGTAGGTAATGATACCCCCCAGAAAATCAAAGCTCTCCAAGCGTATGAAAGTGCGTTGAGAAAACTAGACCACAAGGCGGAATCAAAAGCCGAAGAGTATCTTACTCAAATCCAAAACGAAGAGTACGAAGCAGAGAAAGAGGCAGAGGATGAACTTGACAATGCGTTCAACGAGATTGAAGAGACATTCGGAGTAGATATAAGCTCCCCTCGTTCTCAAAAGATTCGTGCAGAGTTCCTTGATTATGTAGAGAGAATTGCCCCTAAGAGAAACGGTGAGATTATAGATTATCCTGATATGACTTCCGCATGGGAGACGTTTAGTGAAATCAAGAAAGCAACCGCAACTCCTTCAAGAGCAAAAGAACTAGCGAACAGAGGTATGAGTCGTTCTTCAGAAGCCACAAGCGTTCCTCAAAAGAGGATAACTTGGGACACCGCAGACGAACATATCGACTCGCTAAGATAAATTATTAGTTAACATTATAAACGTAATATATGAACCCCCTCGCACCTTCAGTAAACATTCAATCCACTACGAACCAGTATTTGGCTCCAGCTTGGGTTGACCAGATTCTACGAGACAACTTCTTTTTCGGAGAAGTCCTTGGTAGAACAAAGAAATGGGATGGCTCACAAATGCTTTTCCCAATTAAATTTCAGAAAGGCGTTGCAACCGTAGCCTTCAACGGCTTCGACCAGTTGCCAACCTCCCAGTTACCAGTAACAGTCAACATGACATTCTACCCAACATTCACAGCTACAAACGTAGCCCTTGCTGGCTCAGATTTGTCAGTCAACGACACACCACAGCAAACAGTTAAATTGGCAAAAGCTATGATGGAATCTCGTGCACAAGATGCCGCAGATGACATCGGAACTTTCTTCCAAGGTGACGGTTCAGCTTTCGGTGGCAAAGCCCCTATGGGTCTTGCAGGTATCGTAGACAACGGAACTGACCTTTCAACTTATGGTGGTCTCTCACGAGCAACCTACTCAGGTTTGAACGCAACAGTTACAGCTTCAGGAGGTACAATTTCACTTCTTAAAATCCGACAACTAGCTAACGCTATCACTGACGGTAAAGTAAGACCTTCATTGGCTCTTACCGATTACACAACTTGGGCTTATGTAGAACAGCTCTTGCAGACATTCCAAAGAAACACTTATGGTGATTTCTCAAACATGGATGCAGGAACAGGTTACAAAGCCAACGGTATTATCTGGGATGGTCTTACAATCTTCCGAGATAAGAAAGTAGTTACTGGAAACTTCTACCTCTTGAACATGGACTATCTAAAGTTCTATGGATTAAAGTGGTGGAAAGGAACTCCTGTTTCCCTACGTTCAGAAATAATCAAAGGAAACATCTACGAGTACAATCCAGCTAACGCAACTAAGGCCTTTACATGGACAAATTGGATTGAAGCCTACAACCAAGGAGCCGTCAACGGTTTCATGATTATGGGTGGACAGCTTATCTGTACAGACCCATTTAGAAATGGTGTTCTTACAGGTGTAACAGGAATTTAATCAGGTCGTACTTTTATCAGCCTAATTAAAAACCCATGTCAAAACCAAATTTCGACACAACAATAGAAGGAACAAATCCTGTTGTTCAGCAAAACGGATTAAATAGCAATAAGGCTGCAAATCTTTATGGGCCAGTAGTCTTAAGTATTCAAGCAGACATTAATCCTACAGTCGCTGCAATTAATGCCACAGCAACAGCTACAGCTGCACAAGTTATTACTGGTTACATTACCTCAACTTCTGCTTCAGCTACTACAATTACACTCCCAACGGGCACCCTTCTTGGTGCTGCTTTAGGAGCAGTTCAGGGAACTATAATGGAATTATATGTAGACAACACAGCTGGAGCAAACACAGTTACTATGGCTGTTGCAACAAACGGTATTCTTTCAGATGCAGCAAACACAACTGCTGCTTCGTTTGGTCAACTAACGGTAGCTTCAGGAGCAACAGGAATAGGAAGATTCACAATTATGTTTACTAGCTCAACCACTTATGTGTTTACTAGAACAGCATAACATTACTAATTAATTTATTAACAAATGTCACAAATTTCAGATTACAAAAGTGCTCCTATTTCACTCTTCGGAGTCAATGGTGGAGTAACTACAATCACTGACAACTCTATTGCTACGCAAGTAGGCAGTAAGTTTAAGTCAGCAGATGGTAGAGAGTTCACCCTCGTACAAGTTGGTGCTTCTGCTATTGCTTCAGGTCTTTTGGTTCAGTCTCCAGCTTCAATTGGAGCTAACCACACAGGACTAGCAGTTTCAGCCGCAGTTGCTATTGGAGGTACAGCCGTTACAGTTACTCTTGGTGGTACTCTAGCAACAGCTAACCAGTATCAAGGTGGTTTAGCAGTCGTATCTGCAGGTACAGGCATTGGTCAGACTCTTCGTATCGCTTCTCACCCAGCAGGAACATCCTCTGGTACAGTTGTCCTTACATTAGAAGACCCATTGTCAGTTGCCCTAGATACAACGTCAAAGATTTCTCTAACTCTTCCTCAATACGGAAGTGCTAACGGAACAGACGTAAGAACATCAGGTGTAATCGTTTCCCCAACAACAGCCACAGGCAGAACAATTGGTGCAACTCTTTACCCTCTTGTTGCTTCGACTTCAACAGTTCCAGCTTACGGATTTATCCAAACATCTGGTGCAGTTGCAGTTCTTAACGATTCAGCTACGGCTATTGGATTGGATGTTATGCCTTCCTCTTCAGTTGCAGGTGCAGTCGTAACTTATGTCGTAGCTACACGAAACCGTGTTGGTACTTCAACAGTTGCTGGTGAAAACACAAAGGCACAGCTCATCACACTTCAGCTCTAAGTTTTAGAGGCTCTTTCAGCCCATCTTCGGGTGGGTTGGGGTGAGCCTCAAAGACTCAATTTATTACTTAAATGGCGTGGTTCGCCTGAAGAACCTAATAAAATTATGGAAAACAATTACGGTACAGGACTTTACAGTGACGGAGTATTTTACTTCACTAACCCAGGACTTTACAAGATGAGAAACCGAGATGGTGTAGACACAAAAGACTTTACAGCTCTTTGGAATAACAAAGAATATCTATTTAAGGAGAAGACAACGACAGCATTAGTAATAGCTAATGAACCTCCTGAAAACATCCAACATATTCGAAAGGTATTTGCTAAGAAATATGCACAAGGATGGTTTCATCAGACTAAGAGATATGCCGACCTCGTTAAAAAGGGTGGATATATCCCAGCTACTTACAATGATGATACGGAGTTAGGTTCTGTCATTCAACAATGCTTAACCCCACTACCTAAAGGGAAGTTGGAAGTTCAAGACTTACCACGTCAGAACGAAAACGACTTCAAAGGTTCTAAAGCCATTAGAAGTGGTGAAGACCTTAATCGAGCCTTTGCTGACTACACTCCCCCAGAATTGGGTAAAATGAACTAAAAAAATGCTTCTGCCTACTCGTATTGATATTAATAAGGCCAAGGCCAATGAACGTAAACTAGAAATAGATAACGGCTTGTCTTTGGCCAGGCAGATAGATTCACTTCGCAATACCTTTTTAGAGGAGAAGAAAGTCCACGAGCTTTGGTTAAAGACCAGTCGTGAAGAAATCCTCAAAGAGATAGCTGACTTGAACACAGAGCTAGAAAGTAAGACCCACGAAGTTGCTAACCTTGAAAAGACTAGAATTGAATTGATTAAACCTCTTAACCTTGAATGGTCTAACGTCAATGCAGAGAAGGAAAAGTTAGTTGAAGCCCAACATGAATTATCTTTAGACCACGAAAGATTAAATGCAGACATCTTAACCCTAGAGAATGAAAAGAAAGAAGTTGCTTTAATTCGCAAACAAACTAAACAAAATGAAATCAATACGGAGAAAGCCCTCAAAGAAGCTGACGAACTTAGAGTATCTACTCAAAAAGAGTATCGAGATGCTTCTATATTTCGGGAGAATCAAGAGTCTTACTACGACAGAAAAGTTAAAAGTGTTGAAGAACGTGAAAAAGAGTATGAAGTCGCCCTCAAAACCATTGAAATTAGGGAACAAGGCGTCAAAGACAAAGAAGCGGAATTATTAGAACGTGAAACTCTCCTAAAGGACAGAACCGCTATGTTACAAAGGGAGATATTAAGAAAACAAAATGGCAATCACTAATCAACAGACAGCATCAGTAAATGTGCCCACAATACAGACTAGCACCACTGCTTTGGCCGCTAATCAATATCGTGTTGCGTGGAACATTCAAAATTTAGATACAGGTGTCCTTTACGTCTGTCTCGGCCCTAATGCTTCATCTACAGTCTTTCACGTTGTCCTTAAAGGCGGTACAGGCTCTAAAGACGGCACAGGTGGAACTATTGGCCAAGAGGCAGGTGTCATCTATACAGGATTAGTCAGTGTATACAGTGCAGGAACACCTAGTTATGTAGTATTAGAACAAGCACCATAAATACTATGATTACGCAACCTGAAAGCAATATAAAACTCACCGACACACAAAATGCTTCTATTCAAGAGGCTCAAAGTCGTGTCTTGGCGGCAGAAGCCCAAGTAACCGTACATAATCACTCACTAAAGACACTTAAATTGGAATTGGAGAGAACTTCTAAGGATTTAATGCTACAAAATGACCTATTTGTCAATATTCAGAAGCAAGTAGAGGAAGCTCAAGCCGAACTTGCGACTCTTTCCGAGCAAAAATACGACCTATTAACTGATTTGGCTACTGCAAAACTGGATTTAGAGGAAGTAACAAAGGCTACGGAGAGAAAACATGCAGAAGTAACAGACCGAGAGTCCAAAGTTGCTCTAAAAGAAACAGATTTGGTTAGTCGTGAAACATCCGTATCACTTAGAGAGGAAGATGTAACAAAATCAGAGAAAGAATTATCAGATAAACACGCAAAGTTAAGAGACTTTGTTAAAAATATCTAAATGGCATCACGCTTCTGGGTCGGAAATGGCGGTACATGGGACAGTTCAACCACAACAAACTGGAGCACATCTTCAGGCGGTTCTGGTGGTGCGTCTGTGCCAGGAGCGAGTGATACAGTAACAATAGACGCCAATAGCGGTACTGGAACAATTACAGTAGCTACAGATTTTAATATTACCTCTTTAACCTGTGGAGCTATGGGTATGACCTTAGACTTCTCTGTAAATAATAATAGTCCTACTATGCAGACGTTTAACTGCTCTGGTACGGGCACAAGGACTTTGAATATAGGAAGTGGAACGTGGACAATTACTGGGAACGCTACTAATATCTGGAACATTGCCACTACTACAGGACTTACAATTACGGGTTCACCAACTATCAACTGTACTTATTCAGGATCAACTGGAACACGTTCATTTCTATGGGGGAGTACTTCAGGTGGCTCACAAACACTAGGTGGTACTTTAAACTTCACATCTGGAACCGATACGGTAATTTTAGCTACAGGAACTGGAATGCTACTAACCACTTTAACTTGGACAGGTTTTGCTGGTACTTGGTCTGACGATACATCTGCTACAATAAGTTTATTGGGTAACTTAGTTATCGGTACATCAACTGTAGTTGCTACAAGTACAAGAGCAATAAACTTTGTTGCTACGAGCGGTACTAAAACCATAACTACAAATGGAGTAGCTATAAACAGACCAATCACAATTAATAATACCGCTGGTGCAACAACACAACTTTTAGACAATTTAAGTATGAACGGTGCTTCTGCTCCTACACTTACCCTCACTCAAGGTACATTCAACGCCAACAACTTCAACGTAACCTGTGCCTCCTTCTCCTCCGCCAACACCAACACCCGCACCCTCACCATGGGTTCAGGGACTTGGACACTTACTGGGACAGGAGTAGTTTGGAACATAGCCACAACTACAAACTTAACTTTAAATTCTAATTCTTCTACGATAAAGTTCACTGATTCATCTTCCTCATTAAAGTCTTTCAACACAGGCGAAACAGCAGGTACAGGACTAACTTACAACAACTTATGGCTTACAGGTGGAGGAACTGGAGTTATTCAAATAGGCCCAGCATCGGGAGCCGCTAGAACAAATACATTTAATAATATACGAGTAGATGCACCTTTAACAGTCCAATTCAAAGCGGGTTCTACAACAATCGTCTCCTCTCCTACTTGGTCAGGTACATCAGGTAATCTAAATACTTTCCAATCGACAACTCCAGGAACCCCATGGAATATAAAAGTAACTTCAGGAACAGTTAACCTAAATTACATTTCCTTACAAGATTCAGAAGCACAAGGAAATATACCTTTTTATGCAGGTGATGATTCAACTAACGTATCAGGAAATACTAATTGGTTATTTGAATCTGCTCCGATTGCTTCAGGATTAAATGCAGGACACGACGCTAACGGCAGACCAACTATAATTTGTGCTTCAGAAACTGACGGAGTGACCATTGTTCCTATTTTTGCTAACCCAACAAGTCATGGAGTGTTGAATGACGACAATACCACGGGTTCAGATAATGGAAATAATGGTGGCAACGCCATGCTAGACCAGAATGGAGTAAATGTCTGGCTTGCTGAATCATCAGATGGTTCAGGTTCACTTATAGAAGTCTATGGAAATTCAAATAATCAAATTTTAATAAATAGTAATTAATCAAAATGAATAACAACGCAGGAATAGATGGAAATATGAGACGAGCCTTAAGTGCTCTTTCTAATGCAAACGATGGAAGCATCGTCAACTTGTGGGCTAACCCTACAACACACAGACTATTAGTGGATAACGCCAACACTTCGGCTACCCTTGCAATAGGCACGACTACAATTACAGGCGGTTCAGGCACTACCAACTTTCTATATGATAATAACGGAGTATTAGCGGAGGGCGTACCAACTTCCACGATAACAATAGGTTCAGCAGTATC